GCCCGCCATGTGGCATGCACAGACAGCACAGGGGTTTTAGACGGGCTGCCTTTGACAGGTCGGTTGGCGTAAATGCCGAGGCTGGTCATGCCAAACAGGAAGCAGCAATAGTCTTTAAAGACTGTTGTGCCTTCTCGAGGTTGCGGGTGAGGCCCGTCTTTATTGCCCGTGTAAGGCCGTATTGTCACTTAATTTTCTTTGAGATAATCGGCGGTGTTATTTCGCCGTTTTTGGGGCGTATTGAATTACCTACGCTGTAACCGACGATAGTTCCTAGGATTCCTGTGCCAGCTGACTGGTCTATTTTGCCGATAGCCATCAGAACAGTAATGCACACCATTGCCACAAGGACGATAAGCGCTTTAGGTGGGTTGGTGATGTTCATTAGTTGGCTTCTAATACGACGCTAAACGAAACCCTGTCATTAACAGCAATAGTCATAGCAGGCGAACTAGCGCCCATATTGTCAACTGAACCTGTAGCCAATCCTTGAATAGTGTTTGCGCTATTAGTTGTTGCTGCGCCAGCGTAAAAAGCAGTACCTGTGTCTTGAATAGTAAAAGTGCCGACAGTAGCAAAAGGTGACGTTGGTTTAGCGTAAGTAAGCGTTGTCGGCAGACTGATGCTAAGCACCGCATTTGCTGTGCCTGCTTCGGTGCATACCAATTCCACTTGCACCGTAATCAGTTTTTGAATTTGACAGAATCGGGCATAAGTGACAGTTGTGGTCCTAGTTGTAGCGCCTGTTTTAAAGACTGGCACATAGGTTTCCCACGCTGCGCCAATGCTGTTCATAGTGGCGGCTGTCAAAATTTCACCTGCGATAGTGCCGCCTGCGTATTGGGTTGCCATAATTTTTCTCCTTAAAAAGCCAAAAGGTTATTGTTAAGAGTACCAAAAATAGTGTTGTCAAGTGTCAAATACTGGTTGCCGTCGGTGGCTTCAAAGGTGTAGCTGATGATGTGATTGCCAGGCGTAATGCTGTGGCTGATACCCGAAATAATCAAAGTTTGGGAATCGGTCAAAGGTGTACCTGTCACAAAGTTCTTTTCAACTGTTGTCACATTGGTTAGGTCAAGGCTAAACAGCAAGTTTTGGTTAGCGGTAGACAACGCTGCCAGTTGCGTAGATAAGCCCGTAAAGCGTAAAACAGGGTTTTGATATTTGCCAAGTAAATAGTTACCTAAGGCGGCGACTTCGGCGGTAGTCGAGTTAAGCAGGTCAAGGATTGAATACTGTTGGGCCTGATACAAAGCGATTGAGGTGCTGTTGCTAGTTGTCTGTATTGCTCCAGCTGGCGATTGTGTCGTAATAAAGTTATATAGCAGTTCGTCGCCAAACTGGTTTATTAGCGTCTGGTATGGGATAGCGGTCCCTGTCGTGTTAAAGGTTGCTGAGGCGACAGGGTTTAAGACGCTAGTCCTACCTTTAAAAGTCAGTGTGCCAGCAGCAGACATATACAGATAACCCTGCTCCGAAGTCGTAATCAGTTGCAGATAATTCAGCAGGTTTGTGTCTTGAGCAATAGAGAAACTTGCCGAGGCTGCCGTGCCGCCCAAAGTAGATGAACCTGTACCAATAGACGTGGCGCCCTGGTAAGCAATCTCTGTGTAAGCCAAAACTGTTGATACTCGAGTGCTAGATAGTTCCGCTGTTGTCGTATGAGCGCTTAACTGTTGATTTGCTAGGACGGTGAACTGATCTGAACAGGAGGCATACATGATGTCTTTGTTTGCCATGTCATAGTCAAGATTCCAATCGGTTATCAGCCCGGTGTAGATCGGTACGCCGTTAGCGTTAATGATCACTGGGCAGCGAGGCAACACAAATGGGTAGTAAATGCTGGCAGTGTTTAACGGGTCAAGAATTCTTGAAGCGTTATAGAAACTAATTGTTGCTGTGCCAGCGTTAAATTGGTCTAACTGACGGTTGCGGCCCCTAGTAATGTTGACGCTTTGCACAAGGCTAGTCAGGTCGGCGTAAGCAAGACCGCCGAGTGTGCCAGTGTCCAGTAGACCGTAGGTGGCGTTATCTAGTTGGAATGGGTTACCGAAGCCTGTTGTTGTTTGGAATCCGACTAGGACTTGAATCGTGGGCGCTGCCATTATGCTGCTGCAAACACTTGCCCGGACGAACGCTCAGCTTTTTGTATAGCGGCAATGATGTCCTGTCCTACTTGTGCGCCTGTAGAGACAAGGCCAGCGTTAACAGTGACATTGACGCCACCCATACCAGCAGCGCCGCCCATGCCACGATCATTAGATGACAGCGATGGTGCCGTACCGCCAATAGTGCCGAAGTCAACTTTGCCAATAGTGGCAATGTCTACGCCAGGTAGAACATTCGCCGCTCGAATAACAGCGTTGATACCTGTAATAAAGATGTTGACAAAGGTTTCTATAACTTTAGAAATACCGTTTAAGACGCCGTTGACGATGGTGCGAAATGTCTCAAATTTCTTGTAGGCCGCCACGACAGCAATGCCTAAAGCAATGATGCCAGCGGTAATAGCGATAGCAGGGTTTAGGGCCATTGCCGCATTAACAGCAAGAATAGAGACAGCCAAGATACCCATAGCCGCAATGACAGCCGCTAAAAGTGTCGGATTGTTTTCGGCCCATGCACTGAACTTTTCTATAACAGGCTGCAACTTTTCTAGGATAGGTAGAAACGCCATGCCAATAGATTCTTTAGTTTCGTTGAAAGCAATACCAAGTTTCTTCATGCCGCCAGCTGCAGTGTTAGCCGCTGCTACGCCAGCGCCACCAAAGTTTTCGGTTAGCACTGCTAAGACTTCTTCAAGGCTTGCGCCGTCTTTAACCATTGCTTTGATCTCTGGTGACAGGGCCTGCAAGCCTCTCATGTTTCCTGCGTACGCTTTAGCCAGGGCGTCAGAAACGGTAGTCAAGTCTGTGCTAGTGGCAGCCGAAACGTCTATGGCAATGTTTAAAAGGTCTTGCGCTTTAGTCAAGTCTTTTGTAGCGACGACCAACGCTTGAAACGCTGGTCGAGCCTCATCGTCAGAGATAGCAACCGAAGCGCCAAGGCTAGAAATGTATTTCTCTACGCTGGCGATCTGTGCGTCAGTGGCTTTAGTGCTGGCTTTGATCTGACGGGCCAAGGACGCCTGTGCAGCCTGATCTTCAATGGCGGCAGAGACAGCGCCAGAGATCACAGTGACGACTCCGGCTAAAGCGGCAGCGGCAGGGACAGCGGCTTTCTTAATGGCAAATTGTGCTTTCTCGCCAGCTGTGCCAAGCGCCTTAAATTCTTTCATTGCCTGCTTAATACCCGTGTCTTTAAACTCGGTAATCAGGGGTATAACAATGCCAGCCATGTCAGTACCTTAGTTTCTTATTGGTTTTCTCGTTCACAAAATCAACCAGTTGGGCGAGATTCTTTTTTACCTCATCGTCTTTACTTTCGGCAGCAGGCCACATAGTTCGGGACGCTTTAGCGAAAGTGTCCAAGTTTTTAGCAAAGACGCTAGGGTTTTTTCGTCCTGCAATATCAAAAACAGCAGGCCCTATTTCTCGCTGTGTCACAGTTAAGAAAGCCTCTTTGCTAGGGCGTACTTGCACCTTGACGCCTTTAATGGCTTTCTGCTGGTTCCAAGGGAATATCTGCCTACCGCCAGGCGCCCACTTGCGGCGCATACCCGGCAAAGGTGTCCCGTACTTAGCAGAAGCGGCGACAAGACGAGCTTGAGCGTCCTTAACAATAGGGTCAACAGCAAATTTGGCTTTGGACCGAAACTCTTTAAAGATTTCAGGCTCAGACTTTTTGAGCAGTTGCACAGTGTCTCGAATACCGACAATCTCAGTTTTAAATTCTGTGTTGCCTATGCTTGCCATTGCTACTTCCTTTGATCGTTTAACACTTTCATTACTGTAGCAAGGTCGTTTGTGTCAAAAGGGATGTCAGGCGGCCAGTACCCAACAGTAGCCAAGAGCTGCGCTAGAGCGTAGCGGTAGTGGCCTCTACGGTAGGGTTTTCGGTTTCATTATCTACGACTTCCAGCGTGACAATCTTTTTAATGAAATCGTCTAGGACTATGGGAACTACGACGCCGATCTGCTGTAAAGCGGTATGCGCTAGGAAGGCTAAATCTTCCATGCCGATACCGTTAGCGATGTTGCTGGCTTTGGTTTTAAAGCGGCGTTCCCAAGCAACGATTGTGTAAAGGTTTGTGGTGACTTCTATGGGGCCGTCGCCCTGGTCAACTCTAAGCGTAAGTTTCATGTCGGGTCCTTTTGTTGAGGGTTGAGGTCAGCTTGTAGCGGTACTGAGTGACCCGCCAGTGAAAACTAGCGAAATAGTGCTTAATTCTGAAAGCGTGGCGTCAATCAAAGGTAATTCGGCTAAATAGCAATTAGCTAGGGTGAACTTTGGTGCCGTCGCTGTAGGTACTGCAAGGCCAGCGGCGGTGGGCGAAATCGTCACCGTTGTCTGGGTTCCGACAAGAGCTGCCAAAGTTGCGTAAGTTTCTGACGCCGCATAGGACATGAACAGTTCCACCTCAAAAGTGTGATCTGTCATTCCAGTGACGTAGAACGAATCTGTAGAACCGAAAGCGCTGCTGTTTTGAGGCTGTGTTACCTGCGTCAAGGTTGCGCTGGTGCATTGGTCCGTCAGGTTCACAGCGTTAATGGTGAGCGCTGGATTAGAGAGGTAGGTGCTGGTTGCCATGGGTTAGTCCTTTGGTTCGTCGGTAGTAGTTTTAGCAGATTTTTTAGCGGCAGTGTCCACCACGAAGCCGCCAGCAATAAGCGCTTCAATGTTGACGCCTTCGCCCGGCACAAACTCGTCGCCCGGTACGCCTAGTCGAGGTGAAACAATCTTGTAGGTCATGGGGCCGCCTGTGCTTGTAGGGAGATGTCTAGATCGTAGCAGGGGAAGTCTTGACCGCCGATAGATATGAAGCCAGGGCGACCAGCTGTGACAGCAACTTTCTTAGCGAGCATTAGGGCGGCAATGCTAAGTATGTTGCGCATGGCGTCTAGGTTGCCAGGGCCGAGCGAGATCACTTTAACATTGAACGTCATTTTGACTATCGCCGAGGACCAGCTATCAAAAGTTGGGGCGTCAAGAAAGACACAAGGCGGGTTTATTTTCTGTGGATCTGTCGTCACTCGAAGATCAGTGATCGTCGCCAAGGTCGTAATGAGGTCGTCTATGGCTTCATTAAACAGGTCGGTGTAGACGGTCATTAGGCGACCGCTGGTCTAGGAATTCCTGCGAGCTGTTTAATGATCGGGCTGAGTCCTGTTGTCGGAACATTGCCCATAGCGTCAAAGCTGGCAAACTGGTCTACAGAACCTCGCTGACGGTACAGCGCTCCGGCGTACATCGTTGTTGCGAGCGTTACTTGCGTACCGGGCGAAGTTGTCAGACTGTCTGTATACCCTGCTTCTTGCCTGCGAAGGTAAATAAAATTGTTGGCGGCGTTAGCACATTGAGTGTGAAAAGCGGTTTCGTCAACGCCTGCAAGGTCTATGCCAAGCCAAGTGGCAACGTTTGGGCCTGTAATCCAACTACAAGTTTGCGTATAGACAAGCGAGCCTTGCGGGATGACTGCGAAACGGTTGACGTCAGCAGCGTCAAGATAAAACAGCACCTGGTTAGGTACAGGGTAATTAAAGTCGTATAGCAGGTCGCCGTCGCTGTCTGTGCCAATAAACAAATATTGGGGTATCGCATAAACGGTTTGAGCGCCGTTAAAAGTTGCTGTAACACTGCTAATGGTAATTGCTTGACCGACAGCAACATCCGTAGGCGTAAGAGTTTCTACGACTGCGTAGTCGTCTAGCAGTGTGGCAAAGGTGATTTTGTAAGTAGCCATTGGCGGTTACGCCGCCTTTCGACTAAGCCTGGGTGATCTTCTGAATCATTGAGCCG